AAAACAGTACCACACTAGATACAAACTACACACTCGCAGACAATCGCAATGCTATGACTGCTGGCCCTGTAACTGTAGCAGATGGTATCACGATCACTGTCGGTGATGGTGCAACATGGAGCGTAGTCTAATGGTCACATCAATAAAAGGAAATGATACCAGTACATTTGGTGGGAATATAGATGTTACAGGTAATGTGGTAACAGATGCACCAGCGTTTAGTGCTTATCAAAGTTCTGCACAATCTTTAACAGCAAACACAATGACAAAAATACAGTTTCAAACTGAAGAATTTGATACTGCTAGTTGTTTTGATAATTCTACAAATTACAGGTTTACTCCCAATGTAGCTGGGTATTATCAGATTAATGGTAATATTAATTTTACATCTTCAAGAACATATACTTTTTTGTCTATTTATAGAAATGGAGTATCTAATAAAATAAGCAATAATGGAAACGGAACAACAGCACTTGGATGTAGTATTTCAGCTTTAATTTATTTAAACGGTTCTACTGATTATATTGAGTTATATGTTTTAAATGGTATTAGTCAAAATGTTACTACTGGAGCAAATCAAACATATTTTCAAGCATTTTTAGCGAGGGCAGTATGAGTACAGTAAAATCAAAGAAACTACAAGTCGGAACAGATGCTACCTCTAGCAATAACTTTACTATCTATCAACCAGCTACACCTGATGGTACATTAAGGATTGGTGTTGGGAATGCAGATAGTCCTACAGAGGTAGGTCAGTTTAATGCTAATGGATATAAACCAACGACTGCACCATTATTTAGAGCACAATTAACTTCAAACCAAACAATATCTGCAAGCACTAGTACAAAAGTCGCTTTTAATAATGCTGTATATGATGCTAATAGTAATTATAATACATCAACTTATCGTTTTACACCAACAGTAGCTGGTTATTATAATGTTGGTGCAAAATGTAGAATAGGTTCTGCTGGTGGAAGTGTTACACTTCAACAATTATATTTGTACAAAAATGGTAGTTTGCATAACACAATGATGTTATTACATACAACATTATCAAATTACCATGAATTAGGAGGCACAGATATTGTATATTTAAACGGAACAACAGATTATATTGAATTATACGCATATATAGGAATTAGTGGTGGAACTCCAACTATCGGTGGAGGTGGTGGTGGTAACAGTTCTTTTTTCTACGCACATTTAATAAATCAAGCTTAAGGATAAAACATGACACTTTACGAAAAAATAACAACACTTTATACAGAACTAACAGATGCAGACTTTGCACCTGACGGCACAATCATGCTTCAGAATGACAGTGATGGTAAAGGTGACTACATAAAATCTTGGGAACACCCAACGCTTACCAAGCCAACTCAAGAGCAGTTAGATGCAATTAACTAAAGAATATTTACATACTTTATTTGAGTATAAAGATGGAAATTTATACTGGAAAATAAATAAAACAACTCGTAATCTTATTGGTAAGAAAGTTGGAACTCCAACTAGCGGTGGATATTTAAATGTAATGGTTGATGGTATAAATTACAGAATACATAGATTAATTTACATGATGCACTATGGAGAATTTCCTGATGTTGTTGACCATATAGATGGAAATAGAACAAATAATAAAATTGAAAATTTACGACAAGCAACAGCAAGTCAAAACAATTTTAATACTAAAATGAGAATTGATAACTCATCTGGATACAAAAATATTTCTTGGAGTAAGGATAGAAATAAATGGGTTGTAAGAATTCAAGCAAATAAAAAATTACATCAATGGTATGTAGAAGATTTAGAGCTTGCTGAATTAGTTGCAATAGAAGCAAGAGATAAATATCACAAAGAATTTTCGAATAACGGAGTACAGTAATGACTATTAGTATTAAACCCACAGCATCTGGATCAACGATAGAGCAAGACGGAAGTACCGTATTATCTGTTGAGTCTGATAGAAGTGTTGATATAGATTCAGGCACTCTTCATGTAGATGCTACTAATAACAGAGTAGGTATAGGTACGAGTAGTCCTACTATAAGTTCTGGTAATGGTGTTCATATTAACGCTGCGACTGCTGGTCCTTCTGTTCTTCACATGACAACAGGTAATCAAGGAACTACATCAAGCGATGGATTAGATATTAAATTTGGTGCTGGTGATGTTTCTTTTTGGAACTATGAAACAGGTGTAATGACATTTGCCACAAGCAACACAGAACGCATGCGTATAGACTCTAATGGTAATTTGTTGGTTGGCACTACAAGTGGTTTTGATGGTGGAAATGGAATTACATTTAAAAGTCCAACAAATCACTTTATTACTACTTGGAGAACTACAACCAGCACAGGTAATTATATTCACGGTTTTGTTTCAGATGTAGGTGGAGTAGGAACTGCAAAATACGCTATTTATGCAAATGGAACTGCTGGTGCTATATCTGATGAAAATTATAAAAAGAATATAGAACTAGCTAGAGATTATTTATCGGATATTAATCAAATTAATATTATTAAATATAATTGGAAAACAGATAAAGAAGATGCAAATAAAGAAATAGGATTTTCAGCTCAACAAGTTGAAACAATATTTCCTACTATGGTTGACACAGTAACCGCATCTTTAGAAGATGGTTCTGAAATTACCCATAAAATGCTTAAAAAAGATGTATTTTTACCTATGGCAATTAAGTGTATTCAAGAGCTGTCAGCAAAGATAGAGGCATTAGAAGCAAGAGTTGCAACACTAGAGGGTAATTAATGTTCGGCATAAGTGCATTTTCTCAAGCACCTTTTAGTTCTCTAGCAGGTGCAGTCCTATTAGGACAAGCAAGTGTTACTGCTGATGCTACAGTTATCTCTACTGCTGTAAGATTACGCACATCTAGTGGTGATATATCATCTACTGCGACTATTACTACAGACGGACTATTAATACTAAATGGTGTTGGTAATATCAACGCATCTAGTGCAGTAACCATAGATGCTACAAGATTGCGTACAGTAACTGGTGTAATCAATGGCACAGCAAGTGCATCTGTTACTTATATTAGAATAAGAACTAACAGTGGCTCTATACTAGGATATGCACTGTTTGATGCAGAAGGATTCTCTCTTGCAGTTGCAAGTGGAACAATATTCTCTAATGTCAGTGTAACAGCAGATGGCTTTAGTGAAGCAAGGGCTACAGCAAGTATAGATGGTGATGCAGATGTGTCAGCATTAGGCGGCCTTATAATAGATGCAGGCAGTAGTACTAATGCAACAGCATTAGCACAATGTTTAGCAAATGCAACATTTAGTGGTGATGCAATCATAGATGCAAACGGAACAATTACAGCACTAGGTTATGTAATAGGCGAAGAATGGTCAGATAGTGATGTTGGTACAGAAGTATGGACTGACTCTACTACTGGAAACGAAGTATGGGTGGAAGATACACCTGAATCAAACACATGGTTAAGACAAGGATAAAACATGGCAAAAACCAAAATATCAGAATATGATGTAAATGCTAGTAACAACACAGATATAGATGGCATTAATATTAACGAAGGTTGTACACCTTCAGGAATTAATAATGCGATTCGTGAGGTTATGGCACACCTAAAAGACTTTCAGTCTGGAGTGTCTGGAGACACATTGCCAGTAGCTTCTGGAGGAACAGGGTCTGCTAGCATAGCAACAGCTCGTACTAATCTTGGTGCTGCTAAATCTGGCTCTAATTCTGACATTACATCTTTGTCTGGATTAACAACACCTCTATCAGCTTCACAAGGGGGTACTGGTCAGACAAGTATATCTGCACTATTAACCTCACTAGGTTTAGATACCTCTGCTGATGCAAGATTTGATTCACTAGGTATTGGAACAACAGCTTCTGGTACAACTGGCGAGATTCGTGCTACAAACAACATTACTGCATACTATTCTGATGACAGACTAAAAACTAAACATGGCAATATACAAGATGCTATTAAAAAGATAAAAACACTAAATGGCTTTTACTACAGTGCTAACAAAACTGCACAAGATTTAGGGTATGAGCCAAAAAAAGAAGTCGGTGTATCTGCACAAGAAGTTAATGCAATCATGCCTGAAGTCATTGCTCCTGCTCCTATTGATGAGCAATATATGACAGTTCATTACGATAGACTTGTTCCGTTATTAATAGAAGGTATTAAGGAACTTACACATAAAGTAGAAACATTAGAAAAGGAATTACACTCTCACAAAGAGGAGACACATAATGACAATGCAGAGTAGTGGAACTATAAGTCTAAATGATGTTAATTTAGAATTAAGAAATTCCTCTTTATCTGCCATTAACATTAATGACACAAGTGTTCGTGGTCTTGCTAATAAATCTACTGGTGCAATATCATTTAGTAACTTTTATGGTCGTAACTTTGACTTAAGAGGTCAGCAAGCATTTACCTCAACAGGTCTGCATACATGGACTTGCCCTTCAAAAGTAAACACTGTACACGCAGTATGTGTAGGTGGCGGAGGCGGTGGTGCTGGCTCTGGTGATGGCGGTAACGGAGGAGGCGGTGGAGGTCTTGGTTGGAAAAACAATATCTCTGTCGTTGCAGGACAAACATACAATGTATATGTAGGTATTGGTGGAAACCCAAACAGTATTGTTGACGGTGTAGGCAGTTTATTTATTACTACAGATGCGTTTACTATTTCATCATTCTCTGTTTCATCCAATGTGGTTACTGTAAATACAAGTTCTGCACATAGCTTTGAGACTGGTGACACTGTTTCTGTAGATTGTTCATTTAGAGAAATTAACGGAACATTTACAATTACTAAAGTAGATGCAGATACATTTACATATTCTAAAACATTCCAAGATTACGGAAACACAGGAATAACAGGGGTATGCTTTGCAGGAAGCATCATTGTCAGAGGTGGCGGTGGTGATTCTGGATTAGGTGTAAACGGTGGATTCTCATCTCCAACAGACACTATGGTTGGCGGAACATTTAATGGCGATGGTGGTGGCAATGGCTCTACACAAGCTGGGCGTGATGCTTCTACTGCTGGTGGTGGTGGTGGAGCAGGTGGTTACGATGGCAACGGTGGCTCTCAAACTGGTGGCTGTGGTGGTAACGGTGCGGGATCTAACTATCGTGGAGGCGGTGGTGGTGGTGTAGGTATCTACGGTGAAGGTGCATCAGGAGCTAATGTTGGTTCATACGCAGGTGGTGGCTATGGTGGCTCTGGAGGAGGTCGTGGAGGTACTCATGACTGTAATACAGGAGACTGTGGTCGAGGTGGCTCATTTGGTGGTGGTGGCGGTGGTCATGACTCTTACAGTGCAGCACAAGGGTATCAAGGTGCAGTCAGGCTTATTTGGGGTGAGACACGAGCTTTCCCAGTTACAGAAACAGCAGATGTTACAGCAGGCGAGGTATATAGTTAATGGCAAATACAAGAGTACAGTTTCAAGAATGGCTACCAGACCAACCTGCTATTGCAGGACAGTTACTGGAAGCTAAAAATGTCTATCCAGTTTCTATTGGATATGCACCATTTAACAGTGCAGAAGATTACTCTAACTCTGCAAGTGAAAACTTAAACTCTATCTTTGTAGGTAAGTTTGGTGATGAAGTACAGTTATTTGCAGGCAGTGAGACAAAATTATTTCAGTTTAACTCTACAAACTTAAATCTAACAGATGTGTCAAAATCTGGTGGTTACTCTAGCCTTCATTATTGGAAGTTTACACAGTTTGGTAAGGTTGTATTAGCTACAAACAACTCAACACCTATACAAGCATGGACAATGGGTGTATCTTCAGCATTTGCAGACTTATCTGCATCAGCACCTACAGCTAAATATGTAACCGTAGTAAGAGACTTTGTGGTAGCTGCACATCTTGGAACAACAGAACCATCAAAAGTTATTTGGTCCGATATTAACGATGAGACAAACTTTGTATCAGGAAGTACATCACAATCAGATTATCAGATTCTTGCTGACGGTGGTAATATCACTGGTATTACAGGTGGCGAATTTGGTTTAATATTTCTTGAAAAATCTATTGTTAGAATGACATATGCAGGCTCACCATTATTCTTTCAGTTTGATACCATTTCAAGAGGACTAGGTTGTTTTGCAGGCAACAGTATTGCCCAGTACGGTGCAACATCATTCTTCCTTGCAGACGATGGATTCTATATGTGTGATGGTAATACCGTTACAGGTATTGGAGTTGAGAAAATAGATAGATACTTTTTCAACGATGCTGACTTAACTGAATTAGAAACAATGTCAGCTGCTATTGACCCTATTAAAAAACTAGTGGTTTGGAACTATGCTAATGTAGATGGTGGTCGTAGTATTCTTGTGTATAACTTTAAATTAAACAAATGGTCAAGAGTTGAAACAGATACAACTGTCGTAGGTAATGCAGCAACATCTGGTACAACATTAGAAGGACTAGCTGCAATTTATCCTAACCTAGATACGATTCCTGCATCACTGGATGACCGATTGTGGGTTGGTGGTAAATTTCTATTTGCTGGTGCTAGAGATGATAAGATTGTTGTTTTCACAGGCTCTACTTTTGATTCAGAAATTATTACAGCCGACATAGAAACTGGTTACAATTCTGTCGTTAGTCTAGTAAGACCACAAATAGATAATGGAACAGCAGACATTTCTGTAGCATCAAGAAGAGAACTAGATGACAACATACAGTTTGGCTCTACTGTATCAACAACACAAGAAGGTCGTGCAAACTTTAGAAGTGCTGGTCGTTATCACAGATTCAAAGTTCAGCCTACAGGCAACTGGACTAATGCAATTAGTATTGATGTAGATATTAAACAACAAGGTAACCGATAATGGCTAATCAGTTTCGTAGACTGCAGCCACAGTATGCCACTACTCGTGAAATTGCAGAGGTAGCAAATCAGGTATTAAACGGTAAGACTAATAACACAGGTACATTTGATTTAGATACAAGCTGGGCAACGAATACAACTATCTACAACGAAAGAATTAGTAGTGACTCTAAAATACTATTAGTTCCATTTAGTGATACAGCAGAAACTTCTACAGCACCTTATGGTGAGTTTAGTAAAAATACTGACCAGTTAGCACCTAGCACAGGTAATACAGCCGTTGTTGAATGGACTACAGAGCATGAGATTAATGGTGTGTATTTAGATGTTTCCAACACATCCAGAATCTATGTTAGAAATAATGGCATATATGAAATAACATTTTCATTACAATTAGCCAATGCGAATAACGATGCAGAATATGCAGATGTATGGTTTAGGGTTAATGGTACTGATTTAGCTGACTCTGGAAAACGATTTGGTTTGCCTGCTCGTAAGTCTACAGGTGACCCATCTCATCTGACTGGAACATCAGCTCATGTGTTAGATTTAAATGCAGGTGACTATATTGAGATAGCTGGAGCAACATCTTCTACTAATGTTTCTTTAGAACATTTTGTGGCTACAACGACAACACCATACACAAGACCTGCAATACCATCTGCACAGATAAGTATTACATATATTGCACCATTTAGTATGGATAATGTATATGTGTCTGCACAACAAAAAGGACAGGCTACAGTTAGCCACTTTGCTAATAATACAGCAAATAACACATACGGATATGTTATAATAGGGTAGGTTATGGATAATATTGTACAGTATTTTACAAGAGAAAATAAAGAAGGTGATTTAGTGATTACTAAAAATACCACCGATGGATTATCTTATACATTCAATATTAATGATGACCCTGACGAATACCAACTATACTTGGAATGGCAGACAAAACAATAATAGATAACTTCTTATCTCATGGTGACTTTGAAGCCATGAAGATGTTGTTTGAAGACAATCCATATTTTGCTTGGTACTATCAGAATGGCAAAGAATATGAGAATGATGACTTCTTTCAGTTTACTCATATCTTTTATAATAACCACAATCCTAATAGTCCACATTATAAAGAACTAAAACCGTTTTTAGATAAACTACAGGTCAATGCACTAATTAGAATTAAAGCTAATCTGACAGCAAGAGAAGATAAAATTAGGCTTGGTGAGTTTCATGTAGATTCACAATTTAAGTGTAATACAGCCGTATGGTATCTGAATACAAATGATGGAAAAACTGTATTTGAAGATGGTGATGAAGTAGAAAGCGTTGCTAATAGAATAGTAATATTTCCATCTAAACAAAAACACACAGCAACGACACATACAGATACAAAAAATAGGATTGTTATAAACTTTAATTACTTATAATGGAAACTAACCTATTTGTAGTTCCTACAAACCATATTCACCAATTCTGGGATTTAGCTGTACCTCACTTACAAAAAGCAATAGATGTAAGTTCTGGTGAATTTACTATAGACCAACTAAAACAATTTGTCGCACAAGGACAGTCAGACTTGCTGCTTGTGTTAGATGACAACAAACAATGCCACTGTGCTTTTACAGTGCAGTGGATAAATTACCCTAATGACAGAGTTGCCTACATTACTTATATCGGTGGAGTTACTAATAAGAAATGTTGGAATCAGTTCTGCACATGGGTAAAAAACAACGGTGGAACAAGGATACAAGGTTCTACCAAACTAGATGGTATCGTCAGATTATGGCGTATCAAATGGGGTATGCAACCTAAATATACACTAATGGAGTTAAAATTATGACCTTTTTGAAAATCTTTAAAACTTTATTTGGATTGAATCCAGATGCGTTTACCTTTTACGGTGGCGGTGGTGGAGGTGGTAGCAGTAAGCAAACCACATCTCAACAGCTAGACCCTACTGTTAGGCCATTCGTAGAATACGGTCTACAAGAAGCAAAACAGCTTTACCAATCAGATACTCCACAATATTACCCATACCAAACTTATGTTGATCCAAGTCAACAAACTCAGTCTGCATTACAAGCAGCACAAACAAGAGCATTAGCAGGTAATCCATTAGTACCAGCAGCTCAACAACAACAGTTAGCTACAATACAAGGTCAGAATTTAGGTTTAAATCCATACTTTTCTAATGCCCTACAAGGTGCAGCAGGAGTTGCTACAACCCAGTTTCAAGATGCTCTTAAAAACATTGCATCTCAAAGCTCACAGGCTGGTCGTTATGGTTCTGGTGCTATGGCTGACTTACAATCTCGTGCCTCTACAAACCTTGCTAGAGAGCTTACAAATAAAGCTGGTGAATTAGCATACACTAATTATGGTGCTGAAAGAGCAGCCCAAGAAAGAGCAATACAGTCAGCTCCACAAATGGCCGCTGCTGATTATGCAGACATCCAACAGTTACTCAATGTAGGCCAAACTGCTGAAGATTATCAGCAAAAAGCACTTGAAGGTGATATTAACAGATTTGAGTTTGAGCAAAACTTACCATACACCAAACTACAATCTTACTTATCTGCTGCATACGGTGCTCCTATGGGTCAGGTATCACAAACTACATCGTCAGGAGGTAAGTAATGGCTTGGTTTACTCCATTTATCGTTCCTATGGCTATTGGTGCTTTATCATCAATGGCTTCTGGAAGAAATGCTTTAGAGGGTGCTGCGATTGGTGCAGCTACACAAGGTTTATTAGGAGGTGTTGATTTTGGCGGTGCTTCTAACTTATTTAGTGGCGGTGCAGGTACTGTAGCAACATCAGCTCCAACTCTTGGCGGATTAACATTAGAAGGTGCAAGAACTGGTGCTGTAGGCGGTGCTTTATCAAGTGGAGCATCAGCAGGATTGTCTACATCACTTCCACAAACTGCTGGACAAGCTTCTAGTATTTATGGTGGCGATGCTGCATTACAAAATTATGATATGGGAATGGGTGGAATACAATCTCAAATTGGTGGCCCAGTG